TTATGCCGACGCCTGGCGGCGGGCGAGCTTTTGGAATTCGGCGAAAAACTCGCGGGCGGTGGATTGATTGGTCACGTTGGGCAAAATCATGTCGCCGTGGAAGTGGTAGGTGTCTCCGGCTGGTTGAGTTTGGGTTGATGTTGTACTACCGGCGGCAGGGTTGTATTTTTTGGGAACAACGGCTTCGCCTTCGTGGATGTAGGCGTAACCGTCTGCAGGGACATAATTGGTACCGACCGCGTAACTGGGAATATCACTGTCATCGAGGGTAGAGGCATTATCAGAAGATAGGGAAGTCATTCCGCTTGCATAAGCCGAGGCATAGCGAACGCTGACCGTGTATGTCTTGTTTGTCAGGCTCTCAAGCGCACTCTTAACACCTGCCAGTCCTGCTGTCACCTTATCGTCAAGAGACAGAGTTATCGTCCGAGATTGCTTGGCTATTTGCTCATCCAAGGATTTGAGAGTTTCATTCAAGGTTTTGATAGCGGCTTCAGCTTGGCCGCCCGCCACTTTCATGGCATCCATCTCTTTATTCAAGCCCTCAATTTTCTTTTGGCCGAGAGTTTCCAGGGCATCCCCGGCAAGTGTTGCTACTTCAGACAAATCAGCCATTTTTTGAGATGCGGAAACAACCTCTGTATTCCCAGCCAGAACCCCCTTGAAATCCTGTATGGCAACTGCTTGGGCCTGAATGTCCTGAATGGTCTTAACTGCCTGGTCGTGGTCTCCTGATTTAACTGCTTTGGAAATATCGGCTTTCATCTTTGCCAAACTATCCCAATATTTGGTGACCTCATCCTTCCAGGAATCATCAACCGGCGCAGTATTGATTTTTGTAAGGGCCTGTTGGGTTTTGATCCGGTTTTCGATCAATGCTTTGTTAGCATCATCAATTTCTTTTTCCTTGTCGGTGATAACGCTCTTCAGGTTTTTGTAATAATCGTCCCACACCTTTAGCCGCTGAGTGGCGGCGGCCTTTTCAATGTTGAGTTCATCAAGTTTCAGTTGTGCCAGGGCTTTTTTCGTCTCTTCTCCGAAATAGGTCTTTCCGGTTTTGGGGTCAATTTTTGTTCCCTGGAGAGCGGAGATGGCGGCGGCAGTATCTTTCAGCATTGCCTTTTGTTTCTTCTCCACATCGTCAATTACCGCCAAATAGTTTTTAACCGGTTGCTGGATATCGGTAAAAGTGCGTCCGAACTCCTTTAAAATCTCCGCTTGCCGCTTCAGATCCTCACCATATTTCGAATCGGCAAGCGCCATTTCCGTCTTGCCGAATTCGGTAACCGACTTGGCGGCGCCGGCGTAGGCATCGGCAACACTCTTGATGTTTTTCTTCATTTCATCAGTTGGAGGCTTATTGATCTCCGGAATGCCAACCTTCTTGCTCATCTTGCTGGATATTGCCGTTACATCAACTTTGCTCATCCATTCATCATCACGTTTGGCAATCTCATCCACGAAACCGGAGCGGAACGCCTCAGCAGTTTTAACCCCTCCCTGTACAAAATTGTCCTTTGCAGCCCTCCAGTACCCGGCGGCAGCGCTGAAATTTCCCATGATGGCGTTTGAGGTCATCATCACCAGATTGCCGATCATTTTCACATTTTCCCAGATCGCCTGAGTAAAAGCACCGACCCGTTGCATGAGAGGAGGGAAAACGTCATATACCAGTCGGCCAAAATTGGAGAGGATAAACCCGGACGCTGCTATCAATACCTGCATTGGCTCCTTAAGGGCTTTGATGCCTTCCCATACTCCTTGGACAACAGCTTTGATTACCATCCACACTTCACGCAACGCTTCACTTGCCGTGGCATCTTCGGAGATCTCGGAAAAAAATGACGAAACATAGTCGGCAACAGTAGAAACAACGTCTTTAACAAACTCCCAGCCTGATTTGATTTTGGAGCTGATCGTGTCGCCCTGTTCTGCAAGGTACTTGTTGATCGACACCAGGGCGGCGGCCATGTCCTTGTAAATGGGAGCGAATCCTTCGCGGAAAACCTTGTTTAAAAGGGATTCAGTGGTTGTTTTGATCGCAGTCCAGAGCGAAGAAATGTCGCCAGTGGCAGCCGCGTAGCCGGTAAGCAACTCCCCGATATGCTCGATCAGGGTGCCTTCCTCTTTCCACATTGCGATTTTTTGCTTGAGACCACCGCCCACCATGGAATCAATCTGCTGGGCCAGCATGCTTTGGGCGTTGACTTCACCTTCCATCAAGGCTCTGACTTCCTGGTGGATCTGGAGTTCCCGGTTCCCCGAACCGGCTGCGATAACGGCAACGGCGTTGGCGATATTGCCAAATGCCTTGACCTGTTTATCGTTGTTGATGTCCAGGATAACGCCCTGTTTGATCATTTCAGTACTGACGGCGGAGAGTTCCTGCTGATTCATGAAAACGGTGGAATTGATTTCCAGGAGTTTTTCCTGGAGGGCGGTGGCGTATTCCTTGGCTGCCTGGTAATTATCAGCCACATTGGTGCCGCCTTGGAACGACGTAATCAAGGCAGCGTTCTGAATGACCGTGGTGGCGAAGTTGTCAACGGTGGAAGCAATTTGGTCAATGGTGCTTTTGACGCCCGAAAACACCGACTCAACGGCTGTCTTAATGAAATAGAACTCCATGGCAAGGTTTTTGATTTTTGAACCTATTCCAGAAAATGCGGAAGATACTTTGTCAGAAGCAGACGATGACTGATCTTTCAGACTTTTGATTGAACCTTCGGCGCTGGAAAATGCCTTCTGGCTTGTGTCAGTCCCGGTTATGAGAAGTTGTACTGCCGCCATTTTTATCCTTGTTCAGTTCACGCAGTTCTTCTTCGATAAAGGCCAGATATTCAAGATCATCGCGGCATATGAGATATTCATTTCGAACCTCCGCAGCAAGCCCGAGCGGTTCGAGGTTGAACAACAACCCCCTGATTTCGAGTGTCCGGACGGCTTCGGGGGGGAGTCTGTCAAATGCCGTGGGGCATTCTCCACCGATACACCATGCTTCAAAATCAGGGTTTGCGAGCATCTCTTCTTTACATGACCTGCAGTTTACCTTCGGGAAATCCAGAGCCGCCCGAAGGTAAACCGCTAGTCGTTTTTTACCGCGTCCCGGACAGTGACTGCCTCAGCCTCTTCTTCGGCGAACAACTTACTGTCAACAGCAGTTTCGTTGACAAAGTTGGAAAACTCGCGCCACTTGCGCATGAACAGGTCCCGGTTTTTCGCGGCAAAGGGGAGGGGATTGCCTTGCTGATCAACAAAGCCGGGATGGGTATGGTCATTGATGTTACGCCAGCCAAGAACAGTTTCTTCTCCGGTAATCTGGTTGAGAATCACGTCGGCATCCCCGCCTGACAACCGGGCGCGTTTCCCGGCCTTTTTCATCATCTCGCCCAGCTTTACCTTGTCGATGAAGTTGATAAGGATTTCGGTATCCTCATCGAACTGCACCCATTTCTGTTTCGGTTCGTCGAAAATCAGTGCTCGTGCCATGCGTTTCTCCAATCACAATTGAGTTAAGTATCTTTTCTTGCGGATGCGCCCTTAGTATCACGGTTGATGGCCGCAGTTGTAATAAGTGCGGAGTTTTCAATGGAGGGTGAAACCTGTTCTTTTTGTCTGCTTACCGCATAATTCTCTCGGTTGATTTTTTAGCCGAGCTCTGAGTTTATTCCCCTGATCATAAACCCAGCGCGATTTTCATAATCTCCCCGATTACCCCGCGCAGGGCCTCACGACTGCCTTCGGCAAGGGTTGCCTTTATCCGGACGGCGAGAGGCATTTGCCCACCGATCGCTGAAGGTACGGCATTGAGTGTAGTGAGGCCCTTTGCCGTGAGCACTACACCCTGGAAGAGATCGGCGCCAGACTGCTGCCGGATACGGATAAATCCCTCATCTGCCAAAAATGTCAGGGTGGCGGGATATATTTCGAGAGTAGCCCGGTTCGCCGCTTCGTTCAGGTCATTAGTGTTGATATTGACCGGGCAAGGGAAAGCTTCATGCAAAAGCGAAAGTACATGTGCGGCGCAACGATTAAATTCATCGGTATTGGACATGGGGAACCTTTCAAACACAAGGGCCGGATTTGAAATCCGCTCCTATGGATAACTACGCCAACGGATCAGTTGTCCTGGTATTGATCACCGCCCACCAGAGCGGATCAGTGATCCCGGTCATGCCGGTAGGAGCAGTACTTGCCCCATGCACCAGAAACTCCAGTGGCTGCTTGATCCTGCCTTGGTCGTCACTCGGATCGGCGGTGACCAACTGCAAATGCGGAAACTGGAGCTGGTGCTGGTAATAATATGTGCCGGCGATCAGGCCACCAGTACAGGTGATATCAAGTTTCTTCCGGGAGTCGCTCCCCAGGGCCGCCAGATAGGTGTTTGCGGTGAGGGTAGGGAATTCCAGGTTCAGCTTGATTTCCGGCAATCCCTCGGCAACCGGTTCGTCAATCAGATCCTGGGGATTATTGCCGGTTGTCCGGTACGCCCCGGTGTAAGCCCCCTTCAGCTTCCGGTCGATAGTGAGCGTGAACTTGCTCGGATAGATCTGGTCACCGCTCCCCAATGCGGTGCTGCCCTGATCGTTCATGCGGAATACCGTCTGGCTGAACATGACCGGGTTCCGGTCGGCTCCTGTCGGAAGCGTGACGCTGGCGAATGTTGCCAGGGTATTTACAGCGCTCGCTACCTCCCGATTGCTACCGATTACATCGATAGTCAATTGCAGAGGCTTGGCGCCAACCTCACCCGTCAGGGAGATCTTTGAAACCTTGGCTGTCGGAACTTCCTCGATAAAGGCAATCATGTTCTTGGCGACGGTCAGAAACAGGCCGTAGGTATCGGTTGACCATTTATAGGTGTTCTTGTAGGCCGTCGTTGCCCCTTGCACGGTCGGGGCTCCGGCAATCCCCATCAGGTACGCAATCAGCTTGTCCATTCCCTCGTAACGGAAATCGAAAACATATGAGGCGGAACAATCAATGGGACCGGCGGTGCCGTCCTTGCTGAAGGCTATGCCGCGTGATTCATCCACCTGAACGGTGGCTGAACGCTTTGCCTGTCCGGAGAGGAAAAGAATACCGTCCGACGCTCCCAGGGCAACGGCGGTGTTCCATGTGGCAGCTTTATCAAGCGCGAGGGCCTGACGAAATCCTACACTGGGGCTAGGCATGGGTTATTTCCTCCTCTACAGGCTGGGACGGAAGGGATTCATTGAACATAGGAGACTCTTTGGGCTCCGGCGGGTTGAAGTCCCCCACAGTTACGCCAAGCGCTTCGGCTCTGGCTTTGTCGGCTTGTTCATGAGGCGAGAGCCAATCGTGCGAGGGGCGCTCAAAAAGCTCGGCTCCGAAATCTTCTTCTGCGATGGTGTATTCGCGATCCTTGACGATCTCGCCGTATTTCGGATGTATGCCGCCATCGATCTTTGCTGTAACGGTTATGGTTGCCATACGACCTCCCTGCTGATGACAATTTCTTTGACAAAAAAGTAGACCGGGTGCCATTTGCCTTCGTCATTGGCGGAATTGCCCGGTGAAGTGTACATAACGCGCCCGCCCAGGGTCGGGTCCTGCATGACGCATGTTTCAATTGCTTCCTCGGCACGGATCAGTAAATCCTGGGCTTGTTCCCGGTTCTCACAGTTGAAACCAAAGTACAGCGCCACGGTGTGGTCCTGAAAACCGCTGATGTTGCTTCCCGGTTCAGTAGTGGCTCGTGGACGGGTAATCATGATTATTGGCAGGTCTGAAACATGAACCTCGGCACGCGGCTTGTAACGGCGGACTGCCTTGATGGTTTTTCCGGGGAATAGGGCGGCAATACCGCTGTTGGTTGCCAAAAGCCCTTTCAGGTAGCCGAGATCGTCGGTAAAACTCATTTAGGGCAATTCCTCGTTTTGCCGGTTTCGGCCAGTTCCAGCAGTTTGGCCATGGCGCCGTCGGTCAGCATCCAGCCGTCAAACGGAGCCGGTTGGCCCTGTTTTATCTTGGCCGTCCTGGATTCCGGCAGGACTACCGGCGTTGTCGATGACTTCATCCCGGAGCAGGCAGTCAATGCGAGACTCGACAGCAGAAACATTGACGTCAACCAGATCCTGCCTGCCCTGATCAATGTGCTCATCCCTTTTCTCCTGTTCCCTGGCCGGGGCGTTCTGCGCCCAGGCCTCGAGTAGCAAGGCGATCACCGAGAATACCGCGGTGACCGCCGCCGCGATCCCGCTTGCCATTACTGGCTGCCCGCCGGGGTTTCCTTGGCGGAAAGAACCTTCAAGGCCTGGATAATCGTATCCAGAATGCCGTTGCCCTTGAACCCCGGGATCAGCGTAAGGAATTCGCTGATTGCCAGGGCTACCCCAAAAATGGCCGCCTTGTTGGCTACGAACCAGGCGAAGAGGGACGGGTCGGCGGCTGCTGTGGTGGCGGCCGGATCGGCAGCGAATGCAAGGGGGGCAATTGCGCAAATGATTGCGGCCAGCATGACGGATTTTGCAACGGACATTTTTTTCATAATGTGTCTCCTGATGGTTATTTGTTAGTCTTTATCAGATGCTGTGCTCATTGGCCTTGTCGATCATTGATACAGTGCTCTGGCAATTGGGGCAGGTCCTGACGATCATGGATACCGTCTTGACCTCGATCAGTATCCTGGCCAGTGATCTGCCTATCCAGATCAGGGGGGCGGAGATGATAGTCGCGGATACGGAATAGACGATTGAGTCCGGCACCATCATTTCGCCAACCCCCTTTTCTCAACTTCCTTTTGTAGCTCTTCTTCAAGAACCACCGCGATCTGTCCTCCCTGGTTGAATTGCTCAAGCGCGTCGTCAAGGAAGGGGCGGCGGCCATATGCGGTGCTGCTGCCGGTGCCTTCGTGGATTACATTGGCATATTCTGCTGAATCGTAAACGATGGCTTCCAGCGGTCCGGCGCTGAATCTGTCCTTGCTTTGGCCGGGGTCGAGGAAATCAAACAAGCGTTTCAGATTCCCGGTGATTACCGGGACAGGATACGATCCCGGGCGCGCGCCGAGGTCGTCGGATTGTCCGCGCAGGAGGTTTTTCTGTTTCATTACCGTGCGGCCGGGCCCATTCAGGAAATCCATTGCCGACCGGTGAACACCACGGTTGATCCGCTTCAATCCGCGCTGCAGGACGTGCGGCATTTCCTCTGCCAGGGCCTGCAGCCCTTCAATGATAACTTTGTCGCCTTCTATGGTTACGTTGAGATCGAGCATCAGGGGCTATCCGTATAATGGCCGCTGGTCCAGACCCCGCCGCTGTAGCCTCCGGAATCCGGAGCGGATCCGCTGGTAACTACTCTCGCTATCTTCTCTTCCGCTTCGGCTAGATACTCCTTGCGGGATGCCTGCAGGGTGCGGATCAGGCTGCCAGTGTCGGCATCGACGTTGCCGGACAAACGGTTGATCCGGCGCTGAAGCAACTCGGCTGCGACCAAACTGACTGAGGCGGCCTTTACCTGGCTGGCGATAACCGACACTGCGGAGTTGAAAACAGCATCTCCAACACGCCCGGCCAGTATGGATTCCTGATCGTTGATCACGCCTTGCAGAAAGGCGTCAAAATCCGCAGGGTCACCGAACTGCTCGGCAACAAACTGCAGATCTTTGATGTTTTGTGGTGTGACTTTGGACATGACGAGGACCTGGGACCAGGGAACGGGGATCAGGAAAGGGTTTACCCGTTCCCGTTCCCCCGTTCCTGGTCACTAGCTCAATTGGCACTTCCTGATTTGCTGGACTTCGCCTACTCCGGCGTTGTATTCGCCGCAATAGGCCACATCGGTGCCGCGCATCAAAATATCGCGGTCGGTTTCGGCTGAGAGATCGGACCAGACACCGCGCTTGAGCTTGCGGCCCGGCAGCACCACGTAATATTCAGTGGTGGAGAGCTTGGTGCTGTACTTACGGTTCAGGGTGTAGACCAACTGGTTCTTGTCCGTATTGGGGCTGTTGAAGTTCAGGGCAAAGGCTTTTTCGATGCGCGCCTTCATGGTGATATTCGCCCGCAGCTCAAACGATTCGTTGCCGGTCAGGGTAAAGCCCTTGTTGGCGCAGCCGGTGAGGATTGCGGCGCAGGCGTTGTTGATGGTGGTGATATCATCGGTGGTGAACGCCTGATTTACGGCCGAAGAAGAGATCAGCGCATAATGGTCGGCAGCCTGCTTATCGTAATACTTTGACTTGGCCTCGACTGCCGCCTGGTTCAGGTTCCAGTACATGGCATAGTTGATCCAGTCATCCAGAATACCGATAGCGGCGGCCACGATCATCTTGGACACGCTGGATTTGCCGTCCTGGATGCCGTACTTCTTCATGCGCTCGCCGGATTTGACTTCGGTAAAGGTGATCAGGTTATTGACGTCCAGAATGTCGAACTGTGTCTGCAGGCTCTGGCGCATGTCGATGAAGTCGTACAGATCCTCGAAACCGAAATCCAACAGTGGATCGAGCACGGCATCGTAGAACACCCCGGCGGTTACCGGCATCTGCCGGTTCATGAGGTTGGGGGCATCGCTGGGGCCGGTGGCGCCCTTGGCAGCCAGGATGCCGAGCATCTTGACTACCAACTCCTGATCAACGTCCATTTCTTTGGCGATTTCCACCGCCAGCGGAGTGTTGGGCATTTTGTTCTGGAAAAAGGCCGTCAGGACTCCGCATAGTTTCTGCCGGCGTTCCTGGGTATCCATGTTCTTCATCATCCCGCAGGTTTCGGCGGTGAAGAGCTTGACGGTATGGCCGACGCCGCTCCGTTGAATGAAAGGCATATTTAATCCTCCTTAAATGGTTTATTGATTACTGTCAGGCACCGGGCCAGAGAAGGACCATGCCGGTAGCGGATGCGGAAGCTTTGTCCTCGTAGACGATGCCTGCCAGCGTGTTGCTGGTGGTTGTTTTGGTAAACCGCTTGTTGGTGTCGTCCCAATAAATCTTGTCCCCAGCGGTCCAGGCCACTCCGGTTTCCGAGGCGTACTCAATCAGGCCGCAGATCATGTAAATGTTGAGGGTATTGGCAACGGCGTTTGTGTATTTGATAGTGGTGATCAGTTCAAGCGAATCGCGTACTTTGACAGCCATATGATTGTCCTCCCTGTTTCAGCGGTTATGGGTTAGCGGCCAACAGTCCCGAACAGCTCGTTATGCTCGGGCCGCGTGAAGTCCTTGCGGCCTTTGGTTTCCTGGGTGCGCTCCGACGCCTCTTTTTCGCGCTTTTCGCGGTCGCTCTGGTCCTTGCCGATGAAAAGGGCGGAGGTGGGATGTTTCTCCCTGGCCTTGGCTTCGTATTTGTCCCGTTGTGACTTGAGGCGGGCGATGGGAAGAGTTTTGAGGAAATCCTCTTCGTCCTTCTTGGCCTTTTCGTTGTCTTCCACTTCTCCGGTCAGCGCGGCAAACTTGACAGTGTCGGCCACCAGGTCGGTGCGATAGGCGTCGCCATCGGCAGCCCTGGGTTCGAGTCCCTTGATTGTGGCGTCCCGTTCGTCCAGCAGAGACTTGATTCCGGCAACCACCTGTTCTTCGGTGGCGTCCTGAGATAGGCTTTTCAGACCCAGGCCGTTCAGGGCCGAGATAACATGTTTCATGTTTTCCTCCTTTTTATCGGTTCCCTGATCCTTCAGGGTCTTTTGCGCGCTTGCGCCCGGCTGCGCGCCGAGCCAGACCAGTGAACCTTCCAGGGCTTCGCCCGGACAGCAATATTCCCAGTAGAGAGTTGGCCCGGTGGGGCTTTCCTTGATCGAATTGAGATCAGCCGCGGCGAATCCGATTGAACAGAACCGGATAATCCCGGCATCAATGGAATCCCGCATTTGCTGGTTCCAGTCCTTGGCAACGGTATACATCCACGCCCATTGAACCTTGACCATGTCGATTCCGGCGGGAAGGTTGGGAGTTTCGCCGGTTAACGCCTTGAACTGGTCGGGCGTCATGGTTTCGGTGGATGAATCGAACCATGTGGCAAGGGGAAGGAATTTGCGGTCATGGCTGGGGATGCAGGCCTTGCCGGGCATGGTGGCGGCAAACTGGTCGAGCATTTGTTCGGGAAACCGCTCGTTGTCGCGATCAATGCAGTTGTGCGACATAAGGAACTTGCGGACATACACGTCTTCGGCCTTTAACGGCGTGAGGGCAAAGGCGTTTATCTTGTCCAGCATTTCCGGTGTGCATTCGGCACCGGATACGGCCTTGATCCGCAATTCCTTGGTAAAGGTTTTCAGACCCTTATTTCCCGGCATCTTTGGTCCCGGCTTTTTCAATCACGGCTTCTTCGGCTCCTACCTCTTTGCCGTCCTTGTAGTACACCCTGGTGGGCTTGCTATCGCGCATGGTGACCACGAACGAAGCGCCTTCTCGGAAATCCGGCGGCGGTGCGATCTCGGCGGCCTCCTGGCCGGCGTATTCCTGCAATTTTGCTAACTCGGCTTTTTCCTCATCGGTGAGGGCGTCTTCCTTGGCGATCAGTTCTGCCAAGCGGGCTTTATCCTTTTTGGTCATGGGATGCTCCTTTGGTGGCGGTTTTGCGGCCTTCGATGGCTGAGCCTTTAAAATCCCTGTCTTCAGGGTCTTTGGTGGAACCACCGATTTTTCCGATCAGTCCTTTGCCAGCCATGATTGCCTGATAGCACGGAAGCAATGCCGCAGTTGTGACAAGTGCGGAAGTTTTTCTGCGTAAACAAGAAAAGGCCGGGTTTCCCCGGCCTTTTCCGCCATTCACTGCTTGTTTACTGCCCTATGTGCGCCTTATGCCGTTACCTCGGGCATTTTCAGGATTTTTTCGAGATTATCCCTGGCTTCGCTCAGGGAATCCACCATGTCGCTGATCATCCAGGCCATGCCGCTTACGCCTTCTTTGGTGAACATGGAGGCGGTGCTGTTGAGCGGCGCGCACTCCATGAGGAAGGTGAGCCGGGACTGGACTTCGTTGATTTTGTCGATTGTGTGGTTAAAGGTATGGGCTTCTTCGTGTTCGGCTTTTGTGGGGGGGCTCATTGCGTCACCTCCGCCGGTTCGGTTGCGGTGGACGGCAGCACAAGCTGCTGACCGGCCGGGATCTGGAGGGGAGGGGAGACGTGGGAAATGCGGTCCAGGCAGGCCCGCTCGGTATCGCGCAGTTTTTTGACCTGCCCGGCAAGGGCTGTGCGCTGTTTGCGGGACCAGGTGTAGAGAGCGCAGGCCTGGTCAAGGTTATCGGGGATGTCGATCCGGTGACCGATGAAGAAATAGCCTTGCTTGCGGATGGCGGGGAGAACTTCGGAAGTGACCCACTTGCGGAAAACTTTTGCCTGGGTTTTGTTGGAGCGGAAAATGAGGTTGTAGAGGCCGGATTCGTTGATGATGTTGGTCTGCCGATCTCTGGCGATTGCGTCGGTTATACCGACACAATCCCTCTCGTCATCGTCTAATTTTTGGAGAGCATCGCGGCTGTTTGATATCTCCAAAACATCACAGACATCTTTTGCAACGAACCACGGTTCTCCATCCCGGTTGATCATGGTCCTGACCATCTGCCGCTGCGAGTCGAAACTGAACTCCCTTACTGCTGTGAACTCCTTTTCCAT